ATTAGTAGCACTTGTGGTTATAGTTTCTACTATTTTTTCTTCTGTAGATTCTTTTATAGAAATTTTAGAGTTTCTTACTAGTCCAATTCTAAATATGGAACTTATAGAGCTAGGTCCTCCATCGCTAGTGCTAGTAGTGTTAATTGGGTGGACTGTTTTGATGGTAATGGTTGTTACGCCTTCAGGCTTAGTGAAAGTGCGAACTCCCTCTGCATAAGCTAAAGTGGCTAGTCTGCCCTGCTTAAATGTTTTTGCGTCATTAAGTCTGTCTTCTGCATTGGACATCCCGTCAGTTAATTCTTCCTTTTTTACTTGTCCATTATTTAATAAGAAATTACGCTCGGCAACTGCAGCAGCATCTCCATCTCCGTAGCTATCTAGGCATCCAATGAGATCACCATCTTCATTAGCGCCAGTGCCTTGTTTGCTATCAGGTCCACTAAGAAGAAATTTTGAGCCAATATAAAAACTTCCTGCGAATTCATCTGTCGAAAACTCTCCGTTTTGCAAGTTTAGAAAGTTAGTTTGACCGTCTTTTTCGTAAGACAGAACGAATCTTTGCGGATGGCCGCTTTTATCCTGTCTACCCGGTGTGCTTGCATCTTTATAACTTTGATAATTAAAAGTAAATTTTCCTTTTTCAGGATCTACCGTAACAGTATTAGTGGTAGAAAAAGTGCTAATAAAAGTGGTAAAGTTGTTCGCGGTTGGAAAACCGTATAAACTATCCTCTGTAGTATAATTTTTATATATTTTATAAGCTTTTTCTTCAACTTCTTCTTCTGTCGTTGCCGGTATAGTAGTTGTCGTTATGGTCTCTTCGCATTCAGTTGGAGTTATCTGAGCAGGTTCAAAATAACTAGTAGGAGTAAGTAGGCTAAGTTTATATTCTTTATCTGCAGTAAATTCAATTGGCTTATCAATAATAATTGAGTTACCTGTAATATGATAATCGCTAGAACTAATTTCAGACGGCACCATCGCAGATGGTATAATTCCAGAATTTAATTCTTTAACTTGAAAAGTTCTACCCGCCAGTTTTCTGTCATTTCTGAATTCATCGTATACGCTAATAATATCGCCGGGCCTAACATACATTGCTTCTTGGCCAGCGGTAAAAGTAACAGATTCAGTTTCTAGTATTTCACTTCTAAGTATCCACTCACCAAATCTTTTTGCCTGTCCTTCGCTGCTGCAGCCGATAGCTGTTGTTTCTATTTCTCTTATACCGTACCTCTGTATACCCGCTTGGTCTTCAGTATACGAGATGGCAGGTTTATATAAATTATTTTTATCGTTGTATCTTACGATAGCGACAGTGTGTCGAGCCTTCTTCGCAGAGGAACTATAGTTAAATAATCCATCAACAACATTAGAGGTAGTAAATTGATAAATCGGATCTTTGGGCCTGTCTTGAGAAACGTATATATTTCCAAAAGCATAGTAGACAAGAGATCTAAAAGCTGAAGCTAAATCGTTTACAACTTTGTAAGCTTCTTCTCTTGATGTTATAATATGATTAAGAGTGAACCTTGGTTCTAGTCCGCCCTTACCATCGGAAACTAATGTATCACAATATTTAGCTATTTCATAAAGAGTCCATTTGTCAACGTACTGAGCGTCTATATATTCGCCTAAGCCATATCTATTATTAGTTATGATGTCATAAAAGCACCAAGCAGGGTTATTAGTCCAAGCTTTTCTAGCTTTAAAGCATCCATCCCAAAATCCCAAAGACTCATCGTAACTTCTTAAGATTGGGTCGTAGTTATTAGGAATTTTTACTTTTAATAATTTAGTATCATACGCTCTTGAAGGAATCCTAGAGAAAAACTCAGCGCTGAATTTTGAATAGACCATAGCGCTGTAAGGGTATCGAAGTTTAGAATCATAGACTTCTATAATTGAGTCTACAAAACTTTCGTTTTTCAAAAACGTGTGGACAGAATCTGGGGTTAGCCTGACTATTTTGATTTCCCAGCCGATAAAATAATCATAGTTGACCTCTCTAGGATTTAACTCCTTCCAAGCTATTTCGTTAAAATTAATATCAACACTTCTTACGTAAGGCTCTTCTATTCTGCCAAATATAACATCATCAATATCAGGGGTAGTTTTCCATTTTACAAAAAGTGGATTATCTGAGTTATCAGCGCCAAGAGGAGAAGTCTCTAGGTGTCTTGTGTCAAAAAGCGGTCTGGTATAAATTTGATATTTTATTTTTCTCGCACGCATATCGCCTGCGCCAAACTCTTGCTGTTTGCCATCTTTTGCAGTGCCTTCTGGTTGGGCAAAAAAACCATCGCTGTCTTCATCTCCTTTTTGTACTTCTATATTATCTTTTACATCGTCTTGTATTTGCTCTAGTAATCTAGTAACTCTGATATTTACTCTAATCCCCACGCATTCTTTGTTTGATATAGTATATACCTTTGCGTTTCGGTCTATTTCTCCAAGTATAGTAGGAGAATTATTATCGGCATCATCTTCGTGATAGTATCCCGGAGCCTTGTTGAGATCTATAGTCGGCCCGTATAGTCTTTCTCCAATATTTCTGAATAAAGTTAGCTCGAACTCGCTTTCTCCTTTTAAGTTTTTATCATTGGGCAAGTTAGGGTTTAGCGTTGGAAGCTTTCCTTGAGGAAGGCCTTCGTTCCATTCGACATTTACTTCTTGAAAATTATAAAATCCGTCTTTATCTACAATTGGAGTTTCGTTCCAAAATATTGATCTTAGAAAACCTAAGTCAGTATTACAGGTGCCGTCTTCGTCGAGAGCAGTATAAGCATCAAATTCAAAAGACTGGTATCCAGTTTCTCCTACATTCCCAACAAATCTATATTCACCACTCACCAAGCCTTCTATTTGGCCTTCGCAAATTAGATCTGCTACGTCCATGTTAGAGAGCGAAACATAAAGATTGCTAGAATCTCCTGTCCTCTCTACTCCTAATTCGTCAAATATAGCTTGACGTGGCTCTGGTGCATCTGACTTACTCATAATTAATCATAATCGAAAGCTTCATCTACTATAAATACTTTTTTTCCATTTCTTATTACAAATCTATCTGCACCTGAAGTATCGTCAGGTCGATCTTCTGAGTAATTTACGGAATAATCATCTCCGTTTGAAGTTAATAAAGTAGTTGCTGATCCAATTTTTAAACCTTCAGGTCCACATTCATCTGATTCAAAACTAGCATTGTTCCAATCTTCTACTCTTTGTTTCATCATTTCCTGCACTGTACCCTCTGTGTTCTTTATTCTGTCTCTATAATCTAATCCGTAAATTTCTCTACCCCAATATGGCTTGTCAGTAAGATTGCTTTGGTTCTTAGTGTTGCCGGATACAACATCAAATGTTTGAACGCTAGATTGAATGACTTGACTGCCAACCAATAATCTTCCATATCCTATAAAAACTGGCCCGCCCTCTCTAACTGTATTTTCAGGGCCGGAAAACAAATATGATCGTCGGCCTCCTCCCTCTATTTCTCTAAAGTCTCCAAATTCTGGCATTGGCGTAAGCAAGTTAGCTATTCCAGCCGCGACTAAACCAACACCTCCTACAATTAAAGAGGCTCCAAGAAAAGAAGTAGATCCAAAAGTAAACACGCCTAGAGCTATTAAGACTACTCCTGTTACAATTGCAAAAATATCTTTAAAATCTGCTCCTTCTACTACTGGAACTATATCTATGCTATCTAAATTTTTATAATTTCTAATTAATTCAGAAGAGTTTATACCTTCTTTTGTATTAATATCTTTTTCTTCGTCATAAAGAAAATCTTTTTTGTTTATTAATACTCTATATTTTACATTCTCTTTGTCGTTCTTAATTAAGTTCTTAAAGAGTTTTTTACTTTGACTTTCAATAGCTCTAAGAGCTTCGCCTACTGAAGACACAGCGATATTCCAAGTATCTCTTCCTACTTGCTCGGCTAAAACTCCGTGAAGTTGAACGTTTACTAGCTTGTCATTCATTTTCTAAATATCTATACACATCTACAAGTTTTGCTTTATAAAATTTACCTAAATCTTCTACAGATGGATATCTGTTAATTGGGTGATGATAAATTTGACCAGATCCTACGTATACTCCAAAGTGATCATACTTTGGGGCAAATCTAGATTTAAAAACAGAAAAGCATAAAACATCATTTTCTTTTAAGTCTTTTTTATCTATGACTTTTTTAAATTTATTATTTACAGATATAGTATCTATGATTGCATTAGGGAACTTTTCAAACCATCTAGAATTCCAAGACTTGTTATGCCGAGCTTTTTGATGACTCTTCGGCAGTGCGAGAGGTATATTTTTTTTATTAAGATACTCTTTTACTAGAATTAGACAGTCTGCCACTCCCCAAATAAATTCTTTTGATATTTCGCTAACTCCATTTGTTTTATATTTATAAAAGTGAAATGAGTCTTTGTTGACGTTATAAAGTATATAGTCTAATTTATGCTTTTGACTATTTTCTTTATCGCTTAAGCTAAAATCCTCATTGTCTGTTATATGGGAATGGTATATGACTTTAATTTTACCTCTTAAAGAAGCTTTTAGATAATCCTCTGGATTCACTGAGAAAAAAGTTTTTTTATTTTCCGCAGAATTTCTACAAGGCATAACTTGAAGATTGAAATCATTTGCAGTTTCATAGATTAATCCACAACATTCTTCTTCTTTATTTTGAAGAGCATGCGATCTAATTTTAGATTTTATTTCTTCTGAAATTATCATCTGAGTGTCTGGTCTAATCTAGTGGCGTTTGGAAAACCTCCAAACTGTAATTCGCCTTTGACGAAGTCAGTGCTATCGCCTACTTCTACCGCCCCATTCGCGCCCCATCTTTGCCTGCACCCGCGCAAGGTTTTAGAGCATAAATCAGCTATCCAATAATCTGGGTTGGGGGGAGCGTATTTAGTGCCCTGACCCTGAGGAATAGAATCTTTTGCGACAAAGTAGTAATTACAACCGTTTTTAGACATTTTTACATAGTCGCCTTTATTATAACTAGTATTAATCCAAGTTCCTTTATCCACTAATTCAGTTACGCCTAGTAAGCTTTTTATACTTTCATCTCTTATAGTGGAAACTGGAGGAGCAGACTCAGGTAGCGATAATTCGCTTCGTCTAATATCGCATTTGCTATAAACGTTATCAGCTAAAGACTGAGCGCTGTTTCCGTCGCCTTCATAAAAGCAACCGCAGCCTCTGTAGGTGAAGCCGCATTTTTGAGACATGACAACCCGCCTAGGCAGCTTAACGCCCTCTACGTCCATGAGTGCGCTTAGTTCATACTCTAAATTGACTTTATTTTCATTTGATTTACGCTCTACGTAAAAAATGTCTCTAGGAAACTCTGCGTAAGGGTCTGGCTCGTATTGATCCGGAAATGGATTAGAGTAACTGCCTTGGGAGCTGTTTGGTTGAGTTATGTCAGAAAAATTTTTAGAGTCTAAATACTTTGCAAAAGTTCTAATTCTTGTCACTTTAGCGCCGACTATATCTCCATATTTATGAATAGCTCTTCTTAAAATGCTTAAAGCTTCAATTCCTTCTTCTTTTTGTGCTGAAATCCTTAAAATTGGAGTAGGCAATGTGCCTCTGGCGCTTATATCAAATCCTTCCGCCTGAATGGGCGCAGGGAAGTAAGTGTTACCTTGCCAGAATATAAAAGAGTTAAAAGCTTTAATATTATTATGAAATCTTAGAATATTTTCTTCTCCTGTCTCTGTTACGAATTCAATATCAATGTCTTTTCCATCTTCTACTAAACTAGAACCAATTGATTTCACCACTGAGGAAAGATCAATTTCAAAAAACTCCATAAGTGAAGATGGAGTTAAGTTCGTGGCTTCATGCAGAAGAGACTTAATAGACTTTCTGGCTTGAGCCTTATCCATTATGTGATATTGATCTGGCATTTTAAGTGTTCACGCCTGCTACTTGACGAAATTCTGCTGTTATAGTATAGTTATTATAGAAAATAAATTCGCTATTCCAAGAATTACAAACAAAAAGTTTTTGGTAGCCTCCTGCGGTCAGATCGTTGTGCGGCTCAGGTAAATCCTCAAACACAAAAGACTCTACTGATTTTCTGGCTTTTAGAAAATGGTTTATAGCCCTAGCCTCTTTAATATCACGATGCTCAAATTTTACAGACAGTTTAATTAGATCATTAAATATACCGTCTTGAAACCTTTGTTCATATCCATTGCCAAAATTTATGTTTACAGTCCTTGGGGAATGCTCGTTAGAAAAATTGTAAGAAGGAGACCAAATAAATTTAGGTTTATTTTTGCCCTCTATTTTAGTTAGACCTCCCCAAAGAGCAGAGTCTGAATTAGGAGTGTTGCCAGAATTGTTATTAGATGTGCTATAGTAGTATAATACTGACTTTGGAACGTTGGAGGGCGTAAACCTTTCAAAAACAGCAACTACGTCATCTTTGGCATACGTTACGCTGTTATCGTACTCAGTTATGTTGTAAACACTATTTTCGTCAGCCATTTTTCCTTATACCTCTCAAAATATTACACTAAAAAAGTGTAAATATTGTAGATGTTATCTAGGATCAGGAGAGAAGGACAGAAGCTTGCGGTTAACGGAACAGGAGTTAACGCGTTGCAAAGCCTTTCTTTTGGCTATGAGACGAGCGCGCAGCCTCTGCCTACTCTTGGCATAGAGAAAATGATTTATGCTCCTGCAGGGCCTCAGACGGCTTCTATTCAAGCAAATAGCTTAATGGTCCATGATGATTTTTTCATTGGGTTTACTGGAGAGCTTCCTTTTAGTGGTCAGGTTGATTATAAAAATGAAAACATTAAATTTACAGAAGCTTACCTTACATCATATTCGTCATCTTGTTCAATAGGGGAAATACCGTCGTTGGGAATGTCTGCGGAAATTTACGGTGAAATGGGAACGGGCAATTATTTGGATTTTGGGACTACTACTCCTCACGACACAGAATTAAAAATAGCAGGCTACAACTCAATAAGCATTGATTTAGATGAATTTAATTCAAACAGGGTAAATAGTTATTCTTTGGATATACAAACTCCAAGAACTCCTGTTTATGCCTTTAACGATAAGACTCCATCTGAAGTTGTCTCTGATTCTCCTTTGGATGTGACTTTGCAATTTTCGATAGAGCCTGATGATTATAAAATAAAGAATATTAGATTTGTTCCTGAAGAAACTGTATTTAGAAATGTTAATATTGAAATCAATAAAAATAACTCAACAGAAAATATAAAAACATTTTCTTTTAATAACATGCTTCTTGTTTCAGAGCAGTACCAGTCTGATAATAATACAAACGTGCAAATCAATTTCACTCTGAAAGGAACTATATTAAGAGCATAAAATGAGTTCTATTAGATACGATAAAATACCAGTTATTATTCAGTATGGCTCTAGGACTGAGAAAATACTAGCGTACGACTGCACTTTAAGTGAAGCAGCTGAATTGCAGCCCGTCTATTCAATTGGTAAAAAAGGCATTGCAGAGCAGACTCCCGCCGGGGCTAGGACTGCAAGTATCTCTTTTTCTTATACGCCGGTTCTCACTGGATTTACAAATGAAAAGTATAAGATAAAAGGAGATTTCAACATAATTAATCATGTTGCAAGCGGTTTAAAGACTTCTAAAAAAGCTCAGACCTCTGGGATATCAATAAGATTTGGCGGGATTAGCGGAGAGGGTCTTTTAAGCTCTTATAGTTTTCAGCTAGAGTCTTATTCTCCTGTAGAATGTAGTGTCAATTTTGAATTATTTGGGTCGGGTGAAGATTTGCCCGCAAGTGGCGAGCTTAAGTCTCAGGCTATAACTAGAAACGAGCAGTCGGCGATAGCTTCTGGAGTTGGCCATAGTGCTTTCTCAGCGTTTATGACAGCGGGTTCTCCGGCCACTATAACTAGCTCCGATGAAACTGGGATATTGCAATCAGTCGATTATGCTATCAACTTTGATTATGAGCCTGTTTATAAATTAGGACAAGAATTTCCTTCTTCTTTTCTATTTCATTCTGCCTCTGAAGAAACAAGAGTGTCTGAAAATTTATACGAGACTGGAATAGAGTTTACAGGAAAAGCAGAGAATTTTAAATTAAATATAAAAAGCATAGACAACGCAAATGCAATTTCTGTTAACATGGATAAGCCTGTTTTAGCTAATACTCAATTAAGAGTTGGTGCTGGCGGCGTAGCTCAAACAGAAAAAACTATAAGGAGTTTTTATTAATGATTTTTGCTGCTAAAAATATAAAACTATCACTTAATGAAGTAGATATTTTAGCTACTCAGTGCTCACTAGATATCGCAAACTCTATAGACCCTAGGTATGACGCAGGGCAGAGACATTCTAGAAATTATTTTGCAAATGATGGAGTAGGCTCTACTTTAACTTTTAGTCATTATCTAACTGGTAACTTAGAGAAAATAAAAACTTTTATAGGTAGCCAAGGAGAGCTGAGGGGAAGCGACGGAAGAAGCAATCAAGGCCAAATTATCACAGGAAGCTTCGGCGGATTAACTTTTACTAGTGGATATTTACAAAGTTATACTATAGAATTTTCCCCTAATTCACCAGTAGTAGCTAATTCTACAGTAGTATTTTTTGATGATTTAGAAGGAGAGTTTACTCAAACAGAAGAAGATATTCCTGAAGAAGAAATATTAAACTGTAAAAATATTTCAATAGTAAATACTTCAGCTGCAGAAATTGGAGAAATAAACGACTTTTTAAATGCCTCTTATAGTTATACTTCAGAAATAAATCCTGTTTACGAAGCCGGTAAAACTGTACCCAATAGAATATATTTTGGTAGGAAGTCTGTTGCAATGGGTATACAAGTAGACAATCCAACAGGTTATATGCCTTTTAACGGCGTGTCGGCCAATTTTAAGATTAATCTAACAAAACATAACAGCTCAACGAATGTAGAAAATTTTGTTTGCTTCGGAAGACTGCAGTCTAGAGCTATGCAAGCATCTGTTGGAAGTAAAGTAACTCATCAGCTAGCAATAGTAACTCACAATCATACGAGTGAAACAAATGTAAATGGAATAGCTTCTAGACCGAGGCCTGTTTTTGCAGAAGGATCACCACTGAATCTATAAAAAAATGCCAGAGATATTTAATCCAAATTCAGGCTTTTTCATAAGCGGAACAAATTTAGACTCCACTGACAGGATTAAGTGGGGCGACGTAAATATTGGCTTAGACAGACTACAGTTCCTTGGCTCCACTGGCATAAGCGGCGCTTTAACTCCAGACGTTCAAGCAGGTGAAGTTTTTATAGTGGATTCTGACGGCTCTGCTGTTTCAATTGGAGAACAAATTGTAAGATTAACCGAAGATGACCAAATAGAAGTTTCTTCTTTCTCTCCAACTAGAGGGAAGTTTCAAGATGTGGTTACTGTAAACGGGTCTAACTTTTATAGAATTACAGATGTTAAATTTGGAAATAAAGCTGCAACTTTCAATGTATTATCTCCCACTGAAATAGAAGCCTCCGTGCCCGCGGATGCAGGGTATGGCAGGATACAGGTTTCTTCTACTAGCAGAACTGGGGAGGCTGGCACCTCTTTTAACACGGGTACTTCTACAGACTTTTTTGCAAGTAGGCCTCAAATAAATTCTCTAAGTTTAAAATCAGAATTAGCAGGAAGAACGATAAAAATTAGCGGATATTCTTTATCTACCGTAACTGGAGTTCAATTTCCTACCTCTAATGTAATTAAGCCGCCAATAAACATTCTAAGTGACGATGCAGGCTCTTCCTTAGAAGTTGAGATACCAACTGGCGTTAGTAGAGGACAGCTAGTCCTCTTAACTCAAGACGGAGGATCGGTGACTGGGCAAAATATAGAAAATCAATTTTCTCATTTTGTTAAAATAGATTCTGTAACTCCTTCTGGAGTTTTAGGCGGAGGAGCTGCTTCTATAAATGGAGAAAACTTTTTCTCAGGGACGCTCTCTGAGGATAGTAATGGTTTCATTAAAGTTAGATTTGGGGGCGTAGATACTAGCGGATTTAAAAGAGAGAGTTCTACGTTAATAACTGGAACTGTTCCGAATACAGTAAATACAGGACTAAATTTTGTCTCGTTATATAGTGACCTAGGGGAAGTATATGAAAGTGGAAAAAACATATTTGTAAGCGGAAAGCTGGCTGAAGTAAGTGGTGTTAATCCAAAGTTTGGGGTCACTGGAGACTTTGTAAACATAACAGGAAAGAATCTAATAGGAATTGAGAAAGTCACGCTTACTAGGGCCGATAATACAGGCATATTTTATGAAATAACTGGATCAGGAATAACACAGTCCACTCTAAAAAATAAAGTAGAGATAGTAATACCCTCTGGGTTTCAGACTGGATTTGCTTCAGGTGAAGGTAGAATAGAGATAAATATTAAAACTAGTGGGCAATTTGGAGTTTCAAACGAGCTTAAAAGTGGGTTCTTAATTTTAGGAAAACCAGTTATTCAGAACGTATTAGGATTGGATAACATCGCAAAAGAACCTAGCTCAACAGGTATAATTTCAGGATTAAACTTGCTAGGCAGCTCAAAAATCACAGTAGTAGATTCTGTAAATACTGGAAATTTGGGAACCTTAAATATAACAGGCGTTCAGATGAATTCAACTAGCGGCCAGTTTATTAAGAATCTGTTTAATTTTCCAGAATCATTTAATACTACTGGAATAAGATTAAAAGTTACCAATCAAGGTGGAGAAAGTAATCTATCAGAAGTTATCAAGGTTCATAAGAAACCTGCATTTAGTGGTTTTAATCCATTATCAGGTGTTGCAGGAGATAGGGTTATAGCAAGTGGGTACTTTAGCGGCTTTAAAGGCGACGGTATAACAATTGGAGGAGTGGCGGTATCTAATCTAAGTTTAACTGGAAGTGATGCAACTGGGGCCACTTTTTTAATTCCAAGTGGCGCAGCAAGTGACTTCTTTTCGCTCACTACAAGTGGAGGGGCAGAAGAATCTAAAAGTAAATTTTCGTTGATGCCTGACGCTCCAGTTACTACGGGTCTTTCCCCCTCTCCTTTTTCGCCTCTGGATTATTCAGTGTTCTCTGAGAGACAAAAGATAGATATATTAGGAAGTAATTTAAATTTAGTTGATGAAGTAATATTTTATGATTCAGCCAGTGAAAATGTAACTCAAAATACTTTCCTGTCAAAGTCCGAAAGTAAATTAAGCTTAAACCTGCCTCAAAACGCTTTTTCTGGAGTTGTTAGATTAAAAGACAGATTTAATAGAACCACAACGGGCGCTAATGAATTTAATTTAGTAAAATTTTCTGGAGCTTCAGGGTTCTATGGAGTTTTCGACGAAGAGATATCTCTTAGCGGAAGTTTCTTCTCTGGTTTAAATGCATCGTTCAGAAATGAGTTCGGAGAAATAGTTTCGGGCACAAGATCATCTTCTTCCAATATAACTGGAAATATATTCTCTTTTAACACTAAAGTCCCAAGAGGGATAACTTCCTCTAAGATACTAATAACAGGAGTTAATAATAATAAGCTGCTTGAAACAGACAACTTATTTTTTCCGCTTCCTACAATATCTGGCGTCAGCGGTTCTTCTGACCTAGATATTAATCAAGAGGTCAGAATAACTGGAATCAACTCTTTAGGAAGTTTTAAGTCGGGCGATGCAGTTGTAGGTATAACTGGAGCTGGGCAAAATGTTTTCTATAATATAGATTCTTTCTCCAAAATAACAGGTGATGATGGAAAGTCCGCGTCTGTTTTCTCCTTTAAAGTTGGCGAAGAATTTACCGGAAGCGGCCAGTTTTACATAATGAGCCCTTGGGAAAATTATAACTCAGGAGGATTTAATTTCTCAACTTCGAAAACAAATGAGAATATAAATAAAATAATTACTGATGATTTTTTTAATATAGTTTTCCCTGCTCCTGCGATATCTGGAATATCTGGAGTAGGTAAAATCAATGACAACATTTCAGGTTTTATAAGCGGAGAAAATTTAAAGTCAGTCACAGGCCTGTTTATTTCTGGATCAGGAAATAACGCAACTACTGGAACTACAAACTTTGTAAATATTTCTAATACTTTAATAAGATTTTCTTCTCCTTTTGCTAGTGCTAGGACTACGTCTGGATTTTTAGTAGTACAAAGTGAAAGAGGCACAGCTACAAGTGAATTATCCGGCGGCCTTATAGAATTAATTAACCCAGTTGCCATAGACTCTTTCTCTCCCCTGCAGGGCATAACAGGATCAACTGTTAATTTAGTAGGATCAGGATTTAATAATGCTTCAGAAGTTACGTTTACAACTGTAAATAGTTCTGGGAGCGGATCTTTTACTATAAACTCAGATTCTGGAGTGTCGGTAGTTGTGCCTCAATTTACAGTTTCAGAGGGACAGGATGCAACTATAACAGTCAAGGGAGTTGAGACAGATCAATCTACTGCCTCTAGTAGATTTACTATAATACATGATGCTCCTACCGTGCAATTTAATGTTGTAAGCGGCAGGGCGGCTCCGGAAGTTGGGGCTGATAGATCTGCGATATTTACTATAGTAGAAACTATAGACGGAGTTGATTATTATGTTACTAAAATGATCAATCCCGATGGCAGAGAAATTCGCATGAATACAGAAAGAGTATAAAGCCGCCCCAGTGACCATTTAAAATGCTTCTAGAGCATTAAGGTTCTAAACTGGGCGCGGCTTTAAAACTGTCTAGTGACGGGATAAAATGCCTCTTGGGCATTGACGAGCTAAACTAGATCAATCTTTTAGAAGCTCTTTTACTTCTTCGTAAGATTCTTTCACTCTTACGGAGTTTCTGCGAAGTTCTATGACTGTTCTTTCAGAAGAGTCTGCATAGAAAGTTTGTATT